TCTATTTATCTGTGCATCAATTTCAATAATATCTTCATCTGTTTGTCTTAAGAAGTGTTTACGCACATATTCACCAGAAAAGAAACGACCAATGTAAGGAGTCACGGCAGCAATGATATCAAGACGCTCACGCAGAATGTCGTTGGTCTTAAGTTCATTGTAATATGAATCGTTATTGAACTTGAAACCGATATCTTGTACGACACGATTCCAGTCTTCTTCCGTCATTATACCCTTAAGAATAACTTGGGTTTTTAACAAATCCAAGAATATAGTACTGAATCTTTGTCGAAGACGATCAATAAATTTATTAAATTTAACTTCATCACGAGTAATTTCCGCACTACGACCCATGTTGAAACCACCATCAGGCATCATGCGTGACAGGGGAACACCAAGAGCTCGGTAAAGCTTTTGTAAGAGATAATTAACGTCATCCATCTGACCAAGGTTCTGACCACCATCAAGCGTACTGATTTCTGTGCCACGACCACCTTCACGTCGAGGCATCCAGTAATCTTCAAGCATGCTCATATGATTACGCTCATCCTTGATTTCGCCAGTTTTAGGATCGTAAATGGTCTTGTTGCGATATCGGTTCATGATTTCACGAAGATACTGCTCAGCCTTCTGCTTAGGCAAATTACCTACGTCTACGTAAAATACTCGTCGTTCTGGTGCACGAGAAATTCGATAGATGGCTACGGCATCTTCGATTTGACGAAGCAGATTTAGGGGACGAACAGCCTTCTGTAAGTAGCCTACTACACGCTTTGTGCTGGAGTCAATAATACCTGAGTGCACATAGGCAATAGTGTCTGGTGCAATTTTCCATCCTGTTGGATTTGTTGGAAAGTTTGCTTCCTTATCAGTATCAGTATAAACATAATATTCTTGAATACTTTTAATAGGAGAGAAAGGAGCAGCACCACCGTAAACCGCTTTATCTTTTTCTATCTTTCTAACTTTTTTAATCTTCACAGGATCAATAGGAACTAGTTCAATGATACCTTTTCGAATATCATTCTTATCAATTTTCTTGAAGTAGAAAGTTTTGGCATCAATAAACCAGCGACGAAATATATCGTGGGATTTATTAGAAAAATCTAAAAGCTTTAACAAGTGATTATACTCGCTATGCATTTTAGTTTTAATGGTTTCAGATAAATTTACACGATCTAAATCAATCTTGATTGGTTTTCGATCAGTATCTAAAACAATTGCTTCGTTAACAATATCTTCAATGGCAGAATCTACTTCTGGGTATAATGCCATTGAACGATATTGGGCAATTAATTGATTTTCGTCTCTGGCATTTCCAGAGAAATCTGCAAATGTACCAAAAACACCACCAGTCTCTAAAACATAAGATCCATCATATGAATCTGGGGTTACTACATCACGATTCTCTGGTGGAGCATCTTGTTTCTTTTTTCCGATTGTAAATCCAAATAGTTCTAATTCCATATATCCTCACGTTTCATAAATTAAGTAGTAATATCATAATGACTATAAAAAATAGTAACTGCAAAACTAGCAAGAGTATTATCTGCTCCCATATCTAGGGCTAAATCACCTACTGTTTGGGGCCAGCAATTATATAGAGTAAACTTTCTAAGAGTATTAGCTCCATTAGTATCTAATTGCTGTACAGTCCAATTAGTAGCAAAATGATTTTTTGGATCAAGTCCTGATGATGTTGTATTATTACTTATATGATCATTTATACCATTACTCCAAGCATGAAATGCTTCAAATAATTTTACTTTGTTTTTAGGTTTATCGTCTAATACCGTTATTTGCCAAGGACTATAAACTCGTTCACCAGGATATACTACAGTTCTTCCTCGATAATTTATAGGAATTCCGCCTAATGTAGAATTAGGAAGAGTTGCAGTTCTTACAAGAAAATCATTACCATTAGTAGAAAGATCAGTGAATGTACCAGTAGACGAACTACCAATAAGTCCCGTTATTTTGAAACGATTTTGACGTGTTCCACCAGCAAAACCACCAATAAAATCAGAGATTGTATTAGCCATATATTCCTTTATCCTTGTAAGACCTCAGAAGTATCACTATTAACAACAGTAATAGTAATTATTTCTGCAGTTGTAGTCGGCTTTAATGTAATATTAACAATTAATTTATTTGCTGCCATTGTTGTTGGTGTATTATTACTGGAATCAGAAACAATCGTATACGCTGAAATACCACTACCAGATTTAATAGATTCTAAAATTGGTACAGCACTAGAAATAAATCGTTGTCTTAAATCTGCAGTATTTGCTTCAAACAAAAGTGAATTAGCAATATTTAATAATTCTTTCTTTAAATAAGCAACCATCGCTACTACGTTTATAGAACTTAATACTCCAGTAGCATTGTATGTTGTTCTGTTTCCCATTAAGAATGTACCTTCGCCTGGGAAAGTTTTTACAGGATTTACTTTGCCAGCATACAAATAATCAGAATCTGATGTCGTAAAGTTCTGTTGTAGACTAATAACTCCAAGAATTCTGCCACGAATTTTACCTGCAGGAGCAGTCCATACATTATTTGATCTGGCAGTACGAGCAGCACAACCAGCAGCATCTGGACTTAAATTTGTAGTAAATACTACACCAGTAGACTGTCCAACATCACTTAAATATTTCTTTCGACCAGCAATAAAAGCCACATATTCAGTACCAGTTGTACCTTGTGTTATACCAAAGTCTGCAGTTTGACCAGAATAAGTTGCCCCCAAAGGAAGACCAGTAATACTCTGATAATTTCCAATGTATGCAATACAATCTCGTCTGGTCGTAGCAATACTATATGCTGCTTGAGCAGAAAAGGTATTTCCTGCATCAAATACCACATCAAAAGAGCTTATGCTCTTGTTGTGTAATGGAGTATTAGAAGCAGTTAAAACGCCTCCAACTCCACCATAATAATCGCCAGTAGTTCCTGTTCCACCAATCAAACAACCACCACCATATTGCAAATAATTATATACAGCCCACCATTCACCAGCCCAAGCCCCTGTAGGACCTGTGGATTGATATACACTAGAATTTAAACGAGAAACCCAATCATTATACGAAGGAATCGTCATTATACCAATATCCGTTTCTGCTGTAGTTCCGTTAATACCAGTAGTACCAAATATAGGAATTAATCCCTTAAAAGATACTACACCAGCAATAAGAGGAGATGCAGGTTCAGATGTTGCCATTAGCGATATTCCTTTCTAATGGAGCGTTTAGAACAAACAAGACCAGGTTGTAAGATATTTGATGATTGTGACATTTTTGCTCCTAAGATTTAGCTAGTTTTACTCAATATTTATATTTTTAGGAGTTTACGCTTTAGACCAAAAGTCACGTTCTTCTGAATCTGGCTGTGGTGTAGGAGGATCTTCGTCATCTACATTGGAAATAAACCCAAAACTAAACCAGTCATCTTCCTCGATCTTTTTAATTTCACCTTCAAAAAGCTCTTTTCGGATATCCACATTAGTCAATTCTTTAAAATACGGCTGTTTAGTCAACCAAGCAAACAACACCATACACATAACAAGGTCGTCTGTGTGCATATCATCTGCCGCATAACTATTATGTTTTGATATAAAGGTTAGCAGTTCGGAAATAACTTCTTCGTCTTCTACTAGAAGTTTGTCTTGTTCAATTAAACTTTTAAGAATAGAACACCCTAATTTCTTAACTGGCATGGTGGTTCGAACACCAAAAAGAGTTTGTCCTTTACCAAATCCTCCATTTAGTACTTGACCACTTCTGCCTTTATTAGTACTCATAAGAACGTGTTCGTATTCTAAATCATAGTGAAGAATGTCTGCTACTTGACTACCAATATCATTTACTTCCACCAAAACATAGGCTGTATTATATTTTCTGCCAAGAGCATCAATCATGGTAGGAAGCAACATCGGTGAAATAATATTATTTCTGTATTTTGCCACCATCTTATATGGAGTGTCGGACACATCAAATACTAAGATTGCACTATAGTCTTTTCCTTGTCCTCTGGAAGTATCTACAGTCATGATGTACGGTTTGTTTGCTACAGGTTCTTCGTAGACCCAAAGACCTTCTTTAGATTTAGTCTTTGGTTTT